AAGATTGCGGATACATGCAACAGTTCGAGTACAACGTAGACATGAACAGCAACGGCATCATGGGCGAGTGCATAGACTGGTGCCAGGAGAACTGTGAAGGCAAGTGGGGTTGGTGGTTCGAGCCAGCGGGCGAGATAGAGAATCCCAAGAACCACTGGGAGCATCAGAACGCATACATGAGTTTCGAGAAGAAACTGGACGCGACCAGATTCTGGATGAGTGTGGGAATACAGAACAGTGGCAGGAAATAAGGATAATTACTAGTATGAAACCATTTGAAATAACAGACCGTGCAAAGGCACAGATAGAGAGATTACTCGAGAAGAACACAGGCAAGTACGCCGTGAGCCTGGCGGTGCTGGGTGGTGGTTGTGCAGGATTCAAGTATGAGTGGGGATTCGCTGACACCAAGGAAAATGTCGCTGAAGGCGATCACATGGAGGACTGGGGCACGGGTAGGTTCGTTGTGGACGAGACCTCGTTGTTGTATGTCATGGGCACCAAGATCGACTGGGTGGAGGAGACCTTTGGATCACAGTTCGAGATATCCAATCCCAACAGTTCGAGTTCTTGTGGTTGTGGAGAATCATTTGGCATCTAATGGATACCGCTTTCATAATAGGCAACGGTGAATCGAGAAACATCTTCCCAATCAACAACCTAAAGGGACATGGAACCATATATGGATGTAACGCCATATACCGAGACCATCCCATGCTGTGTGATCACATCGTGGCAGTGAACCCACCCATGTACGAGGAACTGACCCAGTGGCACAACAACGGCAAGGAGTCACCAAGCATACACGGACCAGATGACATCAGCACGTGGAACTACATCTGCGAGGGCGATCATGAACACGACATACCTGATGGACTGAAGATTTACAGGGTATGGCGAGGTGGTGATGTCAAGAAAGGTGGCAAGATCAAGACCAACGACTTCTCCCGGGCACGTGGTTCAGGGTGTAGTGCTGTGTTGATGGCCGCGGAGTCCGGCATAAAGAACATAGTGATAATGGCTTTCGACATAATGGGTGCCCAGCAGTGGGAGATGGACACGCCCAGCAGGATACAGAACAACATCTACAAGAACAGTACAAACTATCCAGACAGGGACAGCATGAAGGCCTACCTCAAGTATGAATGGATGTATCAACTGAGGCAGACGTTCAGGAAATTTCCCAAAACAAACTTCTATTTCATCAATCGCAAGGAATACCTCGAAGGCAATCCGTTCCTGCGTTGGTACTTCGATCAGCCAAATATAAAGTGTGGCATCTACGCTGACCTGCAGAGATGGATAACGGGATCGCGTGATGACATCCGATGGAAACAGTTATAGGGTCTTGGTACTACTGGCGTCCAACTGATAAACCCGACGCATCTTGACACCCACTGATTGAGCGAACTTCTTGGAATCACATTTACTACACACGTGTTTGTAGTCGTTTGACGCACGTTCAGGATCCACCTTGCTCTTGGGCCTCATGAACGTCTCAGAACATGAATCACACTTGAAAACATAGATCAATTTCTTCCTGTGATAGTTGTGCATGGTACCCAGTTTGCTCTCCCTCTTGTACAACTTCATCGTCTTTAGGGTTTCTATGAACATATTACTATTTAATAAATACGAATAACACATTATGGCAAGATTAACGATAGACACAGGAACAGCAGGAAATCCAGCAACGGGCGATACCCTACGTACCGCCATGACCAAGGTCAACAGCAATTTCGCTGAGTTGGCGGGTGACTTACAGATGTCAGGCAACACCTTATTGAGTGCTGACACAAACGGAAACATAATTCTAGATCCAAATGGTACAGGACAGGTACAGATAGAAGCAGACAGGCTTGTGATCAAGACCACGAAAACCGCCACCGCGGTGGGAAACACGGGTGATGTGGCTGGTTCAATCAGTTGGGACGCAACAAATTTATATGTATGCACTGCGAACTATGATGGTTCAACAGTGATATGGAAAAAGATCACACTAGCGAGTATCTAACATGGCCCAGGAAGTAATCAACATCGGTGCAATAGCAGATGATGGTACAGGTGATACCATACGAGGTGCGGGCATCAAGATCAACAACAACTTCACGGAGTTGTACGCTGATCCGTTGGTTGCAACCACGCTGGGCTTCAATCAGAACGAAATCAGTTCAACCGAGTCCAACGCGGACATAGTGTTGAAACCATCCGGAACTGGTGCTGTGCTTTTCCCTGCGATACGTATCAACGACAACAACATCGAGGGCACCAGATCCAATGATGATTTGAAATTCATACCAAACGGTTCGGGACAGTTGGTCATAGACGGCATTGGATTTTCAGGCACATCGATCACGGCCAGTGACTCCGCAACGATAAACATCAATGAAAATTTAATAGTGGACGGTGATATCACAACCACCGGAAACGTAATGATATCCAGCACCATGAGTGCTCAGTCAGGATCTACGATCGGGAATATCACTTTGGCCAATGGATCAATAACGGACTCATCCGGTGACATCAGTTTTGGCGACGAGAACATTACCACAACAGGAACACTGGCTGTGGCCACAGGATCATCTTTCGGGAACCTAACTTTGGCCAATGGATCGATCACCGACTCCTCCGGAGACATCAGTTTCGGCAACGAGAACATAACCACCACGGGGAATTTCAATGCAGGAGCAACAACATTAGGTAGTGCCACAGTGTCCGGTGCGTCTTCATTTGCCGGAACGACCACGGTGGACAACCTCACGTTCAATGACAACATAATAGGAACCAGTTCAAACGCGGATCTGAATCTTACGCCAGGTGGCACGGGAGTGGTCAATGTCAGCAATCTCACCATAGACTCCAGCATCAACCTCACGGACAACGTGATCAAAGTTACCAGATCCAATGACGACCTGGTGTTGTCAGGCAATGGCACGGGCTCCACACAGATTTCAAACATCGATCTAGATTCAGGCACCATCGACAACACAGTGATAGGTGCCGCTACACCGGCCGCTGGAACCTTCACCACGGTGTCCTTCACAAACACGGAGATCAACGCTGGCCAGCTCAACATCAAGGACAACCAGATCACTGTCAACACCCTGAACGCTGACCTCGAGATCAGTGCCAGTGGATCGGGCAACGTCCTGATAAACGGTTTCAGTTTCCCAAACTCATATGCGGCGGGACAATTCATTAAGACGGATGCATCCAAGAACCTCTCACTGGTCACCTTCCCAATTCTGTACGTGGAATCAGACATCGCGGACGGCACGGTCACCATAACAGGTGACTCCTCGACACAGACCATAGATTCATTCAGTGCGTCAACACACAGGAGCGTGAAATATTTGATACAGATGTCAGACAGCACCGCGGACAGGTACGCATTGGTGGAGGCCAACGTCACACACGACGGGACCAACGCCTATGTCAGTTCTTTTGCACGTGTAGGCAACGGTCAGGGAGATGGATCAACTGCATATCAGTCAATAGTGTTGAGTGCGGACATATCGGGCGGCAACGTTAGGTTGCTAGGAACAGTAAATAACACTAACAACCAAGTAATAAAATTCGTGAAAAGGGTGATAAAAGTATAACATGGCACAACAAACATTAAATGTAGGTTCAAACGCAAACGACGGCACAGGTGATACTCTGAGATCCGCCATGCTGAAAGTGAACGACATGTTCACGGAACTGTACCTATCTCCACTCACAGGTGGTGACCTTGATTTCAGCGGTAACGAGATATCTGCCATTAGATCAAACGATGATCTGGTGTTCTCACCTGCAGGCACCGGTGCCGTGGCCTTCCCGGCCATCAGGATAAATGACAACAACATCGAAGGCACGAGATCAAATGAAAACATAAATTTACTGCCGAATGGCACCGGATCTGTGATATTTGGAGCATTGAAAATCAACGGGACAAGTTTGAGCTCGGATGATTCCACAGCGATCAACATCAACGAGAATTTGATCGTAGACGGAACTGCTAGTGTTTCAGGCACGGCCACAGTGGGAACATTGAATGCCGCAACAGGATCCACAATCGGGAATCTAACATTGGCCAATGGGTCGATCACTGACTCATCGGGGGACATCAGTTTCGGCGATGAGAACATAACCACCACGGGCACCATGACTGCCGCAACAGGATCCACGATTGGAAACCTAACACTGGCCAATGGGTCGATCACCGACTCATCTGGAGATATCAGTTTTGGCGATGAGAACATAACCACTACAGGAACACTGGACGTGAGTGGACTCACAACACTTTCGACTTTGTCTGTCACAGGAGCAACGACCCTGACGGGTACAACCACCATAGACAACATCACGTTCAATGACAATATCATAGCCACCAGTTCAAACGCTGACCTGAACCTAACACCGGGAGGTACCGGAACAGTGAACATCAGCAACCTGACCATAGATTCCAATATCAACATCACAGACAACACGATCACAACCACGCAGTCCAACTCAGAACTAGTGCTATCAGCGAGCGGAACAGGATCCGTAGTGATGGCCAAAGCGGACATCAACAGTGGTGCCATCGACAACACCGTGATCGGTGCGACCACACCGGTGGCGGCAACATTCACCACATTGTCAACCACAAGTGGAATGACCATCGATGGTGTGACCATAACAGACAACACGATCTCGTCAAATGCCTCTAACGCCGACCTAGAACTTTCAGGCAATGGCACGGGAACGGTGTCCATCAGCGGTTTCAGTTTCCCAACGTCAGACGGTTCAGCGGACCAAGTGCTGAAGACGGACGGTGCGGGCAACATAGGATTCGTGACCATATCGAGTGCATCAACACTGAACCACTCCGAGATCGGTGACAACACCGCAACTGTGGCCACATCTGCCACCACCGTCATAGACAGTTGGTCTAGTGCTTCGTACAGGAGTGCCAAATACTACATCTCCATATCAGACACCACCAACAGCAGGTTCGAGATGGTGGAAGCCACACTGGTACACGGCCCAAGTGCTGACAGCACCACGGAGGCCTACGTTACCGTGTTTGGAAACACAGGATCTTACACGGATCCACTTTGCACATTCACGGCGGACATCGATGATGGCAACGTCAGGTTATTGGCCACCAACATCACCAACGACAGCACAGTGTTCAAATTCCAGAGAATCATAATAGACCTGTAATAATTACATTAGGTTTATAGAATTTACGATAAATACCCATAACAAAAAAGGATTAACATAAAGTATGGCTAGACAGAACATCAACATAGGATCAAGTGCTAACGACGGCACGGGTGATCCACTAAGAACAGCATTTGACAAGATCAACGACAACTTCGTGGAACTTTACGGTACAGATAATGACATCAACACGCTTGATGCAAATCTAGATGTGAACACGTTCGCTATCACAACAGGGGTCACTAACGGTGACATAACTGTCACACCAAATGGCACAGGTAGCATCAAACTGGGTGCGATGAAATTCGTTGGCACGACCTTGAGTTCTGACGATTCGACACAGATCACAATAGCAGAGAACATACAGACAACAGGCACGTTGAATGTCGCGGGTGCGGCAACGATCACAGGTGCCACAACTTTGAGCACATCATTGGCCCTGGCGTCGGGTGCAACTGTAACAGGTATACTAGACGAAGATGCCATGGGATCAGATTCAGCAACTGCTTTGGCAACACAACAATCTATCAAAGCGTATGTTGATGCACAGGTAACAGCCGCAGATCTAGATTTCACAGCAGACGATTCGACTACCAATTCAATTGATCTCGATTCAGAAGTGATGCAGTTCTCTGGAGGCACTGGTATAACCACAAGTGCGACGGGAAACACAGTCACAACGGCGATTGACGGAACCGTTGCCACACTCACAGGATCTCAAACTTTAACAAATAAAGTTCTAACAGCACCTACAATCAACGCGGCCACAATGACAGGAACGGTGACCGTTGATAGTATTTCAATGGCTGATAACACAATCACTACCAACGCCTCGAATGCGAACCTAGAGCTGGACGCATCGGGAACGGGACAGGTCAGAATCATACCAAACACAACAGTGGTAGGAACATTGAACACGGCGGACGTTGCCACGACGGGTAACACGACTGTGTCGGGATCATTGACCACAGGAACTTTTGCAGTTGGTGATTTGAATATTATCGCAGACGGTACTATCACTTCTGACACAAACGGAGACATAGCGATCGACCCGGCTGGAACAGGTGCTATTGTACTAACAGGACCAATCACTCACGCAGGAACACAGACCACAACAGGACAACTTAATGTTGACAACTTGAGATTGGACGGCAACACAGTGTCAGCGACATCAGGCGGTATCACACTATCACCTGCCGCAGGACAGAACGTTGCGGTTGGCGGTACCAATGTGAAACTTACTGCCTCTGAGGCCAACTTCACGTTGATGGAGGCCACAACTGTGAGAGCAGATGCTTTACAGAATGATACATCAGATGGTGACATTTCAATCAGCACACAGGGTACTGGAGTTGTGGATCTTAACACGGCAACACAATCAACTGTGGGATCGGCGGGAGGTGCATCGGCATTGCCAGGTACGCCAACAGGCTATATCAAGATCAAGATCGCCGGCACAATGAGGGTGATTCCGTTCTACGACGAATCTTAATAGATCATAAAACATCCTTATAAGGAACAATGAGGAAACACAGGAACGACCACAACAGGCGCAAGTCAGCACATTCCGAGATCAAACGCTTGGAGGAGGCCATACGACGTGAGCAGGACAAGACCGCACGTGAGAACCTCAGACAGCACCTGGAACACTGGATTCGTACAC